ACAGGTGTATGTGTTAATCGATTTTTCAGACGTTTTTTTCGCCTAACATGAGATTTCGTTCGATTAAGCACCAGACCCAATTACCACTATTTAATGAGTACAATTGCTTTACTTTAGGTCGAGTAGTAGTAACGTCCGCTCTTGGCACAGAGCGAACTGTCAGATTAGGCTTTACTCTGTGCCATAGATGTGTAAGCTCACACCAGAACTCATACAACTTATTGCGGCATTTCCGGCCATTCAGGATTTGCAGGATCCACACGACTGACCAGAACGCTGTAACGCTCCCATGCTTCCAGTCGGCTACGCTCCTCATCTGTTGCCATGTTCAGCCTGACAGCGCGCTCCAGCGGCAAAATCACGGATTCAGCATCTGCAAGAAGTCTGACTTTCCGAATTTCTGCCTGCCGCCGCAATTCATCTGCCGTATAAATGCGTTTAATCACTTTGCCGTCCTTAAACATCCAGCCCCCTGAAATATCCGCCCGTCGGTTAGCAGTAATATCCGCCACTTCAACCACACTTAATCCATCCGGTCTGATAGCTGTCACATCCTTTTCCACATAGCGGATGATATTATCTTTGTCGTACGCTATTTTTATCGTGTCATCAGCAAAATACTTTTGTTCTTCGTACCAGTTCTTACCATCTTCTGAAAAAAACCAGACAACATCAAAGTCCTTTGTCAATTGATATTGTTCAACCGTTTTTGGATTACCTGCCGTTATATTTATCAAATGCTGCATAAATTATACCTGCGCCACGTTATACCAAGTCCCGTTAATGTATTTCTGCACCGGTCTGTAATATATGCCACCAATGTTATCGGCAGAGTTTGAGCCGGTATCCTGAACAATAATGCCGGAATATACACACCCGGACGGTGCCTGATGTGTCCATGTCATGCCATTGTTCGCAGGTTTGTATGTGGCAGCACCACCAAGCCGGATATCCCGGACATAGCGTGAATCAAAATTACTATAGTTAGATGGTGATACCTGACCGTTAACAGCAAACGTGATGCTGTTATCTGTATTTCTCTGACTGTAAAAATGCCAGCCTGCATCATCACCTAATTCAGCCACCACCGGACGACTTGAGTTTCCCCACAAATTGAATGCGGCTTCCTTCGTGGATGTATTACTGCTGCTGACCGTGAATTTTTTCCCGCTACCGGCACGTACTTTGGTACTTGAGACAATATCACCAGTAACATTCAGGCCATGCCCCATTGATACTGCGCCCTTGGCGTTATTTATAGTCAGCGGTCTTAAATTGTTCTATGTGCCTAATTTATCGCCAGAGGCCGTCAGCATTAAATATGTGCTGCCGCCATCATTCCTGATAAAGAATCCATAATTGCCATAAGCAATGCGCAGACCATTAGCACTGAGTGATGTAATCTCACCTCTTGAACGGAGACCATAAGCGGAGCTGAGTGATAATTCTTCCTGAGCGTCATAGTTTCCTGTCGCCCAGCGAATTACCCCGCCCTGTACTGTTTCATGCCAGATAGTGTCTCCTTCTCCACCACGAAACTTTCTGAGATATTTTTTGCCGCCTCTGGTGCCTGAACATAAGGCCGTAGACATATAGGCATTCTGGCTTCCGCCATCCTGATTAATCGTTCCGGTCATTGCGTCGCCCTGACGATTCCAGTCACGACGCCAGCCGGGGGAGTAGCCGTCCCCATGATTTATGTAAGTGAATTGCGCGCTGGTTGTACCGCCACCACTTGATGTTGTCGGCGTGGTCACTCGAATAGTGATTGCAGATTTAGTTCCCATGACCTCGACGACACAACCAGCCAGGTGGATATCACCACATCCGGTATCCGTAATGATTTTGTTATTTGCATATGACCAGGAGCCTTTGCACATCCAGTACGGATGATTAAATGCACCACGGGAATCCAGCCATTCAATAAACTGAGCGGTTGTCCAGTTTCCGGCTTCAGTGCTCAAAGCGCCGCTATAAGCACGACAGGCACCGATATTTTTCGTGAAGGTATCCTTTCCCGGAATATCCGCACCGTTCTGATCTTTCTGAAGACGTTTTTCAGCATTGTCATAGGCAGACTTCACCGCTTTTGATGTTGCAGCCAGCGTTTCAGAATCCTGTTGGTGGCGCTACTGAGCTGACAAGACCTTTCGCGCGTGGTGGCTCCTGTGCAGTGTATTTCCCGTTAGCAAGGTCATACGCTGTCTTAACCGCCTTTGGCGTTGCCGCAAGCGTTTCAGAATCGCTGTTGGTGGCCTACTGAGCTGGACAAGGCCTTTTCGCGCTTGGTGGCTCCTGGCGTTATTTCCCGTTAGCAAGTCATACGCGGCCTTTACCGCTTTCGGCGTTGCGGCCAGTGTTTCAGACGTGCTGTTGGTCGCATGCTTAACTGAGTAAAACCTTTTGCGGTCAGCGAGGCGTCGGGTGACGTCGTGACTGTTCATGTCTGCAATTTTGTCATCAACGTAATCCTGCGTGCCATCACCGTTGTGGTGTCAATGGTCAGCCCACTGAGGCCACACTGCTGACGATGATGACCATGCGCAGGTCTGCGAACGCCCTGAGCCTTCGGCAAGGCTGGCTTATAACTTTCGGCCATGTTCGCCACGGCAATTAGTTCCCGCATCATCGTACAGGCCAAGTTCACGCATCCAGAAACCGCCCACCTCCGGCGGAATAACCAGCTCTGCGATAATATAATTACTGTTTCGTTTGTCCTGGCTGATTTTGTTCAGCGCATGTCGCCAGACTTCGTGGATAAGCCCGGTCTGTCCGGCATCCGGGACAGGCAATTTACCACCGCCATCCCCGACGGCCATCGTGGTAATGTTGACCTTCCGCCCTCCCGGCGCGGTTGCCGCTGCCAGCTTTGCTGCACCGGCAGTGGTGATAACGGTTCTGAATTTTGTGCTCATTATTCCTCACTTATCCGGGATAAACCGTAATTACATCGCCGTCGTAAGCCACACCACCGGCGAACAGGTAGCCGGGAATGTCCCGGGTAATGTTCAGGCCAATAAGGTGACGGCTTGCAGGTTTGGCATCAGCAATCAGCCGTTCCATTTCCTGATACATTGCCTCTGTGATGCCGCTTTCCAGTACACCAATATCAAGCCGGAAGGTGCCGGGCGGGTCACTGTTTTCCCACCACTCCGTCACGTTGATGAGATAGCCGAGCGGCTCCACCACACGCCGGATTGCACCTATTGTGCCTTTATGACAGTGGATGAAATAGGCATCGCGGATAACGGCGCGTTTTGTCGCTTCCGGCCACTTTTCATCCCACCTGTCGACCGAAAACGCCCACGCCAGCCACGGCAGCAGATTTGCCGGACAGGTATCCGGGTTCCACAGCTCACGAATACTGACCGGCGTTTTTTCAATTTCCGCACAGGCTTTTGCGGCGGCGACTTCAAGCGGTGATGAGCCGGTCGGCAGCAGTCGCGAATCACTCATCCGAGCCTCCGGTCACGACGCGGTATTCGGTACAGAAAGACGCCTGCGTACTGTTGAGCACGATGTCGGCCAGGGTGCAGCCAGTTCGACACGCTGCACCCTTCCACATGCAAAGCGGCATAAATGGCAGACAGACGGATGTCCGCCCCAGCCGGTGCTGTGCCGTGATTAGCTTCCAGTTTTTTCACGGCGGCGCGCGGATGGGTTCCTTTCGGGACCAGGGTAAAGGTAAAGCGTGGCGTTTATCTGGTATTCAACATGGCGGCAGACTGCACGGTCACGCGGTCGGCCACCGGCCTGACGTCCTCGCCATTAAGGGCGTTACGCACCCGCCAGCAGTCTTCGGATGCACACCGTTATTTTCACGTGACAGCACGAGATGGTGACGCAGGCCGGAGACGGACTGGTACAGAATATCCGCGACACGCCCGTCGGCACTGCGACCATGATACTGATAGCCCCACCGACCCGGCGACGCTTAAGCCTCAAACGCCTGCTGAATACGCAGACGATAATCGGTGTCAGATTCCATCACTGCCGGTGTCGGCGGAATGGTCGAATCATCTGCCGGGGTGATAGTCAGGCGCGTGGTGTTGTAATTGGCACCAATCACATCAAGGTCATTACCGGCGGCACAGGCCAGCATCACCGCCCGTGCGGCCTCATTCACACGCTGACGCCAGATAAGCTCACGATAAGCATTTTCCTCCAGCAGTTTGGCGAGAGGCTCAGATTCCAGCGTCAGGGTACGGGCGACCGCCTCCTGCTGGTCTTCCGGGTAAAGAGAAATCAGTGTCGCCTTGCGTTCAGCAAGAATGGTTTCAAAGTCCAGCTCCTCGACCACATCCGGTGCAGGTAGCTGGTTCAGGTCGATAATCGGCATGGTTTCAACTCACAGGGATGGTTAACGAAAGTGGCTGGCCGGTGTCGTTGTGCTGGCCGGTTAACGTAACTGTCATTCGCCCGTCAAAACTGCGCTCAGTGGTGACGGATGACAGGGTGACGCGGGGTTCCCATTTCAGCACCGCCATGTAACAGGCGACCTTAATCTGCAACTCAAGCGCCGGGGTCTGCGGCTGGTCAATCATTGACGCCAGCAACGAGCCGTAATCACGACGCATCACCCGTGAGCCGACCGGTGTGCGCAGGATATCGCCGATACTCTGGCTGATATGCTCAAGGTCAGTGACAGTCAGGCCATCACTGCGATTCATTCCGAGATAACGCGCTGTCATAGAGGGCTCCCGGTTGTGCCGCCGCTGTCGCCGGGGTGTTTATGGGTATGCAGTACCTTACCGTTTGATGAGAGTTCACCGCCGGTGTGTTCAATGTTGCCGCGCATCGTCCCGCCCTTCTGCACTTCCAGCGTGCCGTAATCAGCCTGTTGGTGCAACCACCTCCGGTGTGTCCAGGGTACGCGGGTTGATGCTTTCACCGTGACCACCGGCACCGTGGCAGTAACAGAATCAGAAGCCGTCACGCTGGCCGTTTTAATTCCGCTTACCGTGAGTGCGCTGGTTTCGGGTTCATACTCAATCACCGCCCCGTCAGGGAAACGGATATGCAGGGCATCCGCCGACGCAGACGGCGCGGGGTTATCACCGGAATAAATCCCCGGCAGAACGAACGCCGTGTCGAGTTCACCGCCCACGGCCAGAATCAGCACCTGTCCCCCACGGAAGGTGCCCACCAGTGCGCGAACGCCCGGCACGAGTCAGCCACTGAAGCCAGTCGGTGCACATGCCGCCGGTCTGCACACGGCAGCGACCGGCTTTAAGGTTGGTTTCGACGACAAGGCCGGTGCGGATCATGTTGCGCAGTGCGCGCGCGAGTTCCTGGATATTTGCGAGAGTGTTCATAACGGGAAGGATGCCGCCGGGTCATACCGGCGGCAATGTAACGATGAGGTGTCGGGAATGGCACAACTAACGGTCGAGGTGAGCCAGGATAATCTCTTCAATCATCTGCACATCCTCACCGGTAAAGCCGAGCAGAGGACGCGCCGGATAATCAATTTTCTTACCGTCTTTCCGGGTTTCTTCCGACAGACCGAACTGATGCACACTGGCTATTTTCGGTGACTTCCCGCCGTAAAACTCCATTGATGCCTGTTCAGGGCTGGCGCGGATATGCAAAAAACGACTGGTGATAAGTTTCGCAAACATTTTTCGCTTAACGCGACCGGTCTTTTTTCTGGCGCTCTGCTGCTGGCGTGGCGCATAGGGTGTGCCATCCGGGGCTTTCTGTGCCATCACCCGACGCTGCTGACTCTGCCGCAGACGTTTCGCCAGTTCGGCACTCAGTCGCCGACGCCCTGACGGTGACAGCGACTCAATCAGTCCGGTCAGCCGGTCTTCAAAACGCTTAAACTCATTCATCCCACTTACTCACGAGTTCGCCATTGATATACAGCTCCATCGGGCGGGTGACCGGCTCCGGCGGCGGAGGTTCCGGGATATTCTTCACATGCAGCGCGCCGTCCACCTCACTGACCAGCGTTCGCTCGGTCAGCATCAGGCTGATGCTGATATCAAAGCTGCTGTCATTGTTGATGTCTGCATAAAACGTGAAGCCCTTTTTCTGACCTGCGTCGGTGGTCATGATGTCGGGCTGATTTACCCGCAGCCACGCCAGCACCGGCACGATGAGCAGGTCAAAATCACCGGTAAAGTCGGTCACAATGACATTGAGCGTGTAACGCTTTTCGAATGACAACGACGCCGCCAGCGTGGAGGCAATACTCCCGTATCCACGAATATCCGCAGCATTCGGTGTTTTCAGCACCGTGACGGCATCAGTCAGCGCCCTGCGCAGGCTGTCGGGTTTGAGCATCGTTTTCGTCCTGACAGTGTTTAATCATTTTTACCTGGCTGGCACAGCGCGCCAGCGCGTTCTCAAGCTGCCGGATATCGGCACTTAAATCACCGTTCGTCTCTGGGTCGCTGCCCGGCATCGGGCAAAGACTCACTTTCGGGCAGGCGTTGTGGACAATCACTGGCGTCGGTGCAGGCGGGGCGCTGGTGCAACCGGCGCACAGCATCAGGCAGGTCAGCGCCATACCAGCGGCGGAAATCCTCGTTTTCATTAAGTAACCTCGTGATGGTTTTCTCGCGCTGTGCTTCACGCTTCGCGGCGTTCTCCAGTTCCTGACGCAGTGCCACCTGCGCCATCTCGTTTTTGTCTGCCCTGGTGAGGGCAACATGAAGCTGATTTTTCAGCATGGTGATGGTCGTCTGCTGCCCGCTGGCGACATTGTTCGCCCTGTCCAGCGAGGCGCGCAGGCTGGCATTTTTGTGTTTCACCAGAAACAGACCGGCCACCGCCAGTGATAACAACACAACCAGCACAATCATCAGCTTTGACATGGTTCCCGCCCCTCAAAACGCTGACAGCAGGCCGTACGTATCAGCCGGAAGAACACCGATGCCACGAGATAAATCAGCGCGGTAAAAATCCACCCGGCAGCGACCAGCGAGATAAACGTCGCCACCATCACTACCAGAGCCACTGACCGCCTGCGCCACGGCACCGGCTGCAAAAACAGCGACGTGACAATCTTCACGGCCAGCGATTCCGGTGGCAGCTCCCGCCCGTAGCGTTCAAGTACATACTCCGTGGCATACACGCCGACACCACCGGCAACCACACAGATAACCGTCCCAGAATCGCCCAGGTGGCGACAAAACTGACGGCCACGCTCTGCGGGTAAATCAGGGACAGTGCCAGCACAGCGCCAGCGACACGTTCAGCATCAGTGAAAGGGATAATTTCTTCATGGTGTTTACTCCGTTTAAGCCGGTACGCCCCGCGGTACGCCAGACGGTGACCAGTTTTTCCAGTGAATGCTCACGCTGACCGTAACCGGCACCCGGCAGGGACGCCCAGATATTGCGACAGCGTGAAATGGCGCGCTCAATGCGTCCCGCCCGGATGTCATCCAG